AGGCGGACCACCGATATCGGAGGCCCGCTTGTTGCGGTGGTGCTCTCGGGTAATTATTCGTCAAACTCCCCAGTGGTGAAAGTGACACGCTTGCAGGCGATGCGCCAGGACGCAGCGGCGTCATCCGCTTCAGCGCTGCTATTGTAAGAGCCTGCTATCCCGTTGTCGTAAAGGTTCACCCAAACCGTTCGCGTCTCAGGCTTGTCGTCCACGTGGATCAAGTCGCCATCGCGGGCCATGCTGTGAAGCTCCATGAAATCTAACATTGTCAGATCTTCAAAGTCGGCGCCTGCGAGTTTTTTGAAGCGCTCGGCGTGGTCGGTGTAGTTGCTCATGTGTCTTTCCTTTCGTCTTCTCCAAGAATGCTTGCGGAGATTGCGCTTGCCTGCTCGTAGCTCGTGGTTGTGCAGCAAGGGCGTCCGTCTTCGCCATAGACGCGCCAAGCGCGCACCTCTGGGCCTATCGTTGTCTGCTCAACATGTCCCGGCGCTGGGGTTTTGGTGCTGGAGATCATTGTGCATCCTCCACATCGGACGTTGCGACAGGGCGCCCCGTTGCCTCGGCCATCCCCAATAAATGCGACTTGTGCGCCTGCCAAAAACGGAGCGCGCGTCGCCCGTCCATTTGCACAATCCTGTGATCATCGAAAGACGCCCAATCGCTTAGGGCGTGGAACTCGCATCCGATTTGCATATGTGTATCTAAAATAGCTACACCGTACTCAAGCCCCATGACGTTGATTGGTGAGACCCGCGCATTGCCGGAGACCACGGCTTCGCCGGAGACCATCGCCTCCCCGGAGACCACCGCATTTATGTAGACCCGCGCATTTCCGCGGACCACGGCGTCGCCGGAGACCACGGCACCGTCGCAAACCATCGCGTTGTCGTAAACCCGCGCATTTCCGCGGACCACGGCTTCGTTGTAGACCACGGCTTCGCCGTAGACACGCGCACCGCCGCAGACCGCGGCATCGTCGTAGACACGCGCCTCGTCGTAGACACGCGCACCGTCGGAGACCATCGCATTGCCGTGGACCATCGCCTCCCCGGAGACCCGCGCCTTTCCGGAGACCATCGCACCGCCGCAGACCAAGGCATCGTCGTAAATCCGCGCACCGTCGGAGACCCGCGCGTTGTCGGAGACCCGCCCATTATTGTAGACCCCGGCATCGTCGGAGACTATCGCATTTCCGGAGATCCGCGCATTGCCGTGGACCCGCGCATTGCCGGATACCCGCGCATTGCCGTGGACCCAGGCGTCGCCGGAGATCCGCGCCTCGCCGGAGACCCAGGCACCGCCGGGATGAAAAAGGTTTCCTTCCTTTTCGATCCACCCGCCAAGATCACCTGCCGAAACGCCAGCAGATGCAATGGAGACAAGCGATCTGATGCGGTGCAGTGTTCGGCCAAGGTGCTGCATGGTCTCGCCCGTAAATTCGTACTTCTGGTAAGTGTCATTTGTGGTCATTGTGGTCTCCCGTTGTTCGCCTCATACCTAGCGACATGTGCGCACAAACACAAGGGGCATTTCGCCTTGCGCCGCCGCCGGGGCGGTGATATCGTGCGCACATGGATAACAAAACACAGCGCATATTCTGCCGCGTTACGCCAGAAGAAAAAGCCCGCGTTGATCGCGTGTCTGATGCCATGGGTAAGACGCCTTCGCAGATCATCCGCGCCACCTTTGACCGGCTGGCAAGGGAACACGGTGTATATGAGGAGAGCAAGTGATGGCTGATATCATAAACTTTCACGACAAAAAAACGGCGATGGATCGAGATAGGTCGGATCATTTTGTAAGCCTTGACCTGTTTATGAGTTCAGACAATTCCGGGTTGTGGGCGAGTGTGTCAAATGTTGGGGAAGTTGATATTGATCCAGGATGGCACAGGTTTATCGCTGATCAGCTTCGCAGGCTTGCGTGGATTGCTGACGGCATGGCCGCAGATGCGGAGGGCGCGCAGAGCGGTCCGGTCGCCAGCGTGACGGTTTTTGAAGACAGCCGCATAAGCACGCGATGGAATGACGAGATAGTGTGCACCGCATCGCAAATTGACTGGATAGGCGAACAACTTATTTCGGGCGTTGATGAAATCCGGGCAGCACAGAAGGAGGCCAAATAATGCGCTGGCCGATCTTCGCGGCCCTGATGTGGGCCGTTCTTATGGCGGCGACTTGCCTAACCTACGCGGTGGGTGTGTAATGCTGAACTGTGGCGGCGTGCCTCCCCACGCTGTTGCAGTAGCGCGGCCCGCCCTTGCCCAGTCGGGCGGGCCCGCGCACCTACTTCCCTGTCCGTAGCTCAGTGGATAGAGCATCGGTTTTCTAGTCCGAGTGTCGAGGGTTCGAATCCTTCCGGGCAGGCCAATACCGGACGCATGGCGGTGAACCATGCACTGCTCTGTGAGGCCCTCGGGCCTTGCCTCAAAGGGGCAGCCCCTCCTTAGGGCGCCCCAACTTGCCCGCGTCGTGACCTGGTGGAGAACCGGGACGGGCGCGGGCCTTTTTCTACGGGAGGGCGACATGGCCGAGCACCAGAAAGTAAAACCCCTGTTCACCGAGGAGGTGGAGAAGATCCTGATGAGAGGGCGGAACCGAACGATCACCGTGGCCGAAATGCAGGACGGCCTAGCCGAGCGCGCGGGCCTCACGACAGCCGTAGCCGCTGCCTTGGGCAAAGAGATCCGTCTTGATCGTTCCGGTGTTGCACCAAGGAAGCAAGTAGGGTACAAAAAGCCCACAAGAGAAGAGGGCTGACATGGCTAAAGAAAAACTGAAGTTTCGCAACGTGGCTGTACTCTGGGATGACCATGAGCGGCTGCGCCGACTTGCGAAGGACGACCAGCGGTCCATGGCCCGTGAACTGACGGTGCTGATACGGAACGCGTACATCGAAGCTTTCGGTGAGGACTTGGAAGAAGGGGGCGCGTAAGCGCCTCCTTTTTTCTGCACGTCCGCTGCGTGCGCGGGGGGACCTAGTGTAGGTGTCTTCGAGAGTCGTGCCCGTCTCCTTTGTTCTCTTCCAGCTCTTGTTCCACGGCGGCAAGAATGCCCCTGACCACGACGTCGTATTGATCCTTGCCGAACTCCGACCGGATCAGCGTGAACAGAGCTGACACCATCACCGGCGTTACGATCAGGGGGTTCGCGCCGCGACCGCCCCAGTGCTGAAGAATATTCTGGGTCTCTTGGTGGGCAAGCTCGAACTCTCGCTCCAAAATGGTGTCGGTCCCGTCGTCGTTCATCTCTCTATCCCTCTTCATACCTTGTCCGCCGCATCGAGGCGGTTGTCGGTCAGGTTGCCCTCGTGCCCCGCGTCCAGAAGGATGGCCATGCACGCCATCGCGTGGGCGAGGTGGCTCACGCCGCTCTCCGGGTCGATGTCTTCCCCCTCAAACCACGCCGTGAGGTGCCGCCAGGCAGCGTCGTAGTAGACTGTGGCAGCGACCTGATGGATCCGCCAGTTGTAGCGTCCGTACTTCTTGGCGCCGAGCTCGAAGGCCTCTCCCATCTCTCGGATCGCACGAACAGGGGTGCTGCTGATCTTGGGCTTCCGCTCCCCGTACGGGGTCTTGGGGTTGTCGTCAGGGTAGCCGCCTGCCGGTACCGTCTCGCTGATCCCGTTGCGCCACGTCTCTTCGGGCGTGCCGATCCGGTTGATCAGGCTGGTCACGAAGGCCTCGTCTACGCTGCACTCACGCGCCACCTCCTCAACCGGCGCCTTGCGGTTTTTGATGAGGTAGGCCCATACCCGTTGTTCTTTTTCGGTCACTCGTCGTTCCTTCGCCATTTGTGCCAGGGTCTCTTTGATGAGGGGCCCCAGCGCCCGCTTGATATAGCGCGGACAGGGGCCGCCTCGGCCTCCGCCCGTCACGGATTCAGTTCTTGCAGCACACAGCCGTACTCTTCGTGCCATTCGCCTCGCTCGACCTCGACGCATTGCGTCTGCTCGTCGATAGGCTCGGGGGTCAATAGATCCCTCACCTCCGTCAAGAGCTCCGTGGTCTCCGTCAACAGGGCCACCACCTCCCAGAGGCAAAAGACGGCCCCCGACCAGAACGCCACGACCACAAAAAAGCGGAGCCAGGCCCCGTTGCGATTCTCCCGGTCCTTCAAACGCGTCTCCAGTTCTTCTCGCTCTGCCATGTCGGCCTCCTTAAAAGGGCGGCTCCCAGCCTAGATCGCTGGGCTTCCATATCTCGTGAAAATCGGGGTGCATCCCCAGTGTGTCGAGGAAAAGGGCTAGACGAGGACTCATATATCCACCCCCTTCTCCCGTAATGCCCGCACAAGACGCGCCTCTCCGTTCTTGACAGTGCGGGACTTCGCGCCCCTCTGAGAGCCGTGGCCCATCACCGTGATCGTCCGCCCGTCCATCTTTATGACCCAGTGCTTCTTGCGGTTTTCGATCTCGAGCATCGAACCATGGTCCTTGATCAGCTGCTCCATCTTCTTGCTGGGGTACCGCATCAGCTAGCCTCCCACTCGATCCGATCATAGTCGCCGACCAGCTGGTCTATCAACCAATCCGCCGCATCCTGGCCGATCTTGGCAGACAGATCCTCGTAGCTGTAGGTGTCGGGCCCGATGCTGATCCGAACAGGGTGGGCCTCCTCGATCTCTTCCCAGAACGCAACTCCGGTGGCGTCGACCCATTCCGCCCGGGCGCGTAGCTCCACGGCGCACTCCGAGTAGACAGTGGCTTTCTTGATGTTGGTCATAGCGTGTCTCCTAGTTTACTGTTGGATGTTTGGCGGATGTAGGCAGGACGTACGCGGCCTGCCCTTTTGCTAGCCGTAGACGACTTTGCCAAAAGCGGCGCACTGCAGCAGGGCGTCGACCGTATCGGCGTCGAAGCTGCCGTCGCTGATCGCCATCGTCCACTCAGGGTTGTCGTGCATTGCCTTCTGCAGAGACGTCTTGGTGATCGTCGCATGGCCGTCCCCGTCCGTCTCGATGTCCACGACCCAGTCACCACGGAACGAGGAAGGTTCGCTGTAGGCCCCGGCCCCCGATCCACGGACCTTGAACCTGCTGAGCCAGTATTCGCAGCCGCCCTCGACAGCAGTGACCATGATGTCCGACACCGTCGTCGGCGTGACAATGGCGACGACAGGCACGGCGAAGGCGTCCGGGTCGCCGGTCCGGGCGGCACAGGCGTCGGCGCGCTGTGCCTGTGCCGCATGGAGGGAGATCTGGGCCATGTTGAGCTGGCCGAGCTGGTCAGACAACAGCCGCCGCTTCACGTCAAGGGTGTGCGTCATGCTCTCGGCTTCGAAGCTGTCGGGGTCGAGGCCTTCCAGCTGCTCCTCAAGGTACAGCATGTCATACTCCAGGACGCGAACGTTCTGGCGGAGCTGGTCAGGGGTCTGGATCATCGGTTCTTCCTTCTGGGTAAACGCGCACACCGCAAAAAGGAGAGTAGTTGTTCTTTGGTTGTGGGTCAAGGGACTGATCGCAAGGTTCAGGAACCCGGCTTCGGGGAGGCAGAAGGGAGGCAAAAGGGAGGCAGAAGGGAGGCAGAAGGTGAGGGCGGGGGGTGTACTCGGAGGAAAGGCCAATGATGTCAGTGGGTTGTGCCGGTTCTCGGTGCTCGGACCGTGGTCCTTGGACCGAGTCCTTATATAGGACACACATTCCTGAGAAATTAAAAAAGTTTTTCTTTTTGGCTCAAATTGGTGTCCTCAGTGTACTCATACTCATATTTTCTAATATATACAGTACCTTAGAGGGTAAAAACTGAGTAACTGGTGATGTACTCAGATTGTACTCAGGTACTCACCAGTTCCACCATGCCGCGTGCAGGGGCCCTCGAAAAAAAAGAGAAACTTATTCCTGAAAAAACGGCCTTATATAGAAAGTTCTCCTGCCAGGCCTTGGTCGGGGATCTGCCTTGCTTCCGTCCAGCCCTTTGTTGTAGCTTCTGTCCAACTGGAAAGGAGAAAGAACGATGCCGTACATGCGCACTCTCACGCCTCGACAGGAGACTTTCTGCCAGCTCATAGCCGAGGGGATATACACACAGACGGAGGCGGCCCGCCGCGCGGGGTTCGCAGAAACGTCCGCCAGCGCCATCGGGGCGAGGATGCTGAACGGATCCGACTACCCTCACGTCATCGAGCGCATCGTCGAGCTCAAGGAGCAGAGGCAGCGCAGGTACGGGGTTACGATGGAGGGGCAACTGGAGCGGCTGCACCAGCTCTCTGCGGGCGCCGAGGAGGCGGGCCAGTTTTCCGCTGCCATCAACGCCGAGAAGATCAGGTCGGCACTGGGCGGGCTCACCATCGACCGCCGGGAGACAATCAACACCCTGGACCAGCTCTCTCGGGACGAGATCACGGCCCGGCTAGCCAAGCTGGCCAAGGAATATCCGCAGGCGTTCGCGCTGGCGAAAGGCATGAAGGATGTGACACCGAATGGCGACAGGACCAGAGGCCAAGCTGTGGCGCTCACTCAAGTCGAAGATGCCGCCCAGCTGGACGGCGACCCGGATTGAGCAGCGTGCAGGGGGCGGTTTCCCCGATCTTTTCTTGACCATCGACGGCCTGCCTGTGCTCGTCGAACTGAAGTGTTGTGCTAAAACGCACCTAAAGATGCGTCCAGCTCAAATAGCGTTCATTTACGCACACTCAGCAAAAAATGGCCTTGCGTTTGTTCTTGCAAGCACCCCGGACCGCCGAAAACCTGTCTTCTGGCTCATAAAAGGGGCGAACATTATGAATCTGGCTCATGATCCGAGGCCCGAGGAGCATGGATCGCGGTTTGAGAGCGTCGAAGATTTGTTCGGGGCCCTGCGCGCTGCGACATTGGAGCACTATGCCCTGCGTCTTGAGGCCCTGCGCGCCTGATCTGCGCATCTGCGCACACATGCACAAGGCCTCGGCCCTGCGCCCTGCGCATCTGCGCACACATGCACAAGTCCGCGGCCCTGCGCCCTGCGCGCCTCGGCCCTGCGCCCTGCGCGCCTCGGCCCTGCGCCCTGCGCGCCCGGGGCCGGGGCCATGGGCCCGCAGCTTGCGCGGCGCCTCGGCGTGGTGTATGCCTTTGGTTATCGGGCCCTCACTGATAGCGGTTCGGTCGTGGGGTCGGGCGTTGGCGCGCCGCGGCCCCTTATTCCTGTTCGTAGCGCCAGCCCACGATCTCTATTCCGATGCTGGCCGCGCCGACGTTGGTGATGGGCTCAAAGAACCCGCGTTCTTTGCTGAAGGTCAAGAGGAACTCCTGCCCGTCGGATGACAGGCAGGAGAGCAGGCGGAACTCGGCAGGCTTGCGCATGATCAGTGCTCCACGATTGCGATGGACTTGCCGCGGGCGGATCCTTTGCAAAGCTTGCACGCGGCGCATTGAACGCGGCGCCCGGCCTCTTTGGAGGCAGGGCAGAGCGCCTCTTTTGCGGCGTCCAGGTCGTCGATCCCCGTGATCACGCGGAAGGTGCGGCGCCCGGCGCGCCAGTGTTCGCGCGCCTCTGCGTGGGTGTCCGCGCTTTGCATGGCGATATCGGGGCGCCACGGCTTTTGATGTGTGTAGGCCGTCCATGTGGTGGCGTGAGAAAGAAGCGCGTCCCATATCTCGCCTGGAATGGCGGCCGGGTCCCCATAGGTGCCCACGCGCACCATGCGCCCCGCGCCGATTGCGGCCGGGTCGACGTCGGGGTAATTCCCTTTCTGCAGAGCGCGGTAGACGGACAGTGGACCCTGGCCCAGGTTGACGTAGCACCGGCGGCCCTGCGCCTGTTTCCGGTCCGGATCCGTGGTCGCGGTGCCGCGTAGTGGGCAGGTGCCGCATATTGATACGTCTGCCCCCGTCTTGGACGCTTCAAGCGGGTTTATGTCCGCGCGGATGATGTAGGTCTGCAGTAGCTTGCCGGTTTTCGTGTTCCGGTCCGAATAGATCGCGACCCCGACAATGGGCGCGCCGTCAATCAAGCTCGGACCCCGGTAGAAAACACCGTTTTTCATGGCTCATATCTCCTAGTTGAAAGGGCAGAATTGCCCAAGAAAACCCTAGCACAGACCACAAGCGGACCACAAGTAGAAAGATCGTGCGTCCTGCGCCCTGCGCCCTGCGCCCTGCGCCCTGCGCCCTGCGCCCTGCGCCCTGCGCCCTGCGCCCTGCGCCCTGCGCCCTGCGCCCTGCGCCCTGCGCCCTGCGTCCCGCGGGCGCGGTGTTGTGAGCGCGGACCGGGGCCCGCGCTCCGCGTCCTACAGGATCGCCCGACAATCAAACGCGTCGTAAGCGGCGTCGACCACGCGCCAATCCAAGCGGCGGTTTATGAACCACGCGCCCGGATCCAGCTTGATCCCTTCGCCCTTGCAGTAGGCCGCGAAGGCGCGGCCGCGTTCATAAGACCACATGCGGTTCACCGCGATATTGCCCCGTCCCGCTAGCTTGTCAGGCTCGTCGAAAATTGGTTCGATCCCTTTGATGTAGTGCCGGAACCCTTGCCGAAAGGCGGGGGCCCGCACCACGCTGGCCAGCGTCACGCCTTGCCCTGCATAGTTTGCCATTGGTCTAGTCCTTTCTTGTGCATAGGCCCCCGGCGCGAAGACATCAGATATCGCAGCGCCGGGGGCCGGGGTTCAATTACGCGGCGTCGTATGCGGCCGCCTCAATCTCGGCCGCCTCGCTAAGGAACGTGGACAACGGGCCGTCGAAAACGACGTGCTCGGCCGGGGCGTCGCCCCAATAGTCGGTCACGGCGCATTGCACGTGCAGCGCGTCGCCCCGCATGGATAGGCGATAACCGAACTCAACGTCCCCGTGGGCGAAGCGAGAGCCCGAGACGCGAACCCCGCCCGGCCCCGTCTTGATTGCAGCGACAAACCCCGCCGCCGCCTCATCCGCTTCAAACCGCGGGGCGGGCCAAGACAGGCCCGCCGCCTGCCATTTTTTGAAGTACGACGCCGCGCCCACGGGGTAGCCGTCATGGTGCACGAAAATGTGCGCTTCGTCTTGCGCGTCTTCGAACGTGTATATTGCGCGTGTGCTCATTGGTCTTGTCTCCTAGTTGAATCGCCCGCCACCATGGCGCACGGGATGGCGGCCCCCGATCTGGGGGCCGCGCACCGATGCGTCATGCTGTTGCGTAGTATTCCGCGGGCGTAGGAATCTCGCGCTTGATCCCGTAGGCCTCGAGCCACGCCGGATCCGCCGCCACAAGACGCCCGTAGGACGTCACGTCGCGGGCATAGGTATCGCCAAGCTCAAAACTGCCAAAAGTGGCATCGCTCTTTGCGGCGACTAACCACCGCGCGTAGGCGTCCTTCGCTTCGCTCTTTGGCATCTTGTACGTCTTTAGAACGTGCCACACGAACGAGCCCCCAGCGGCCTCAAAAATGGCGTAAGGGGAATCGATCTCGCGGGATTTAGCTAATGGGTTGGGCATAGGTGTGGTTCCTTGTGTTGGTTGAGGTAGTGCCCCGATCCTACAACCGGGGCACAAGTTTGTCAAAGCCAGAACAGCTTGCGAACGGGCGTCACGGTCTTCGCGGCATCCCACGCATCGGGCCCGAATAGGGCGATAAAATTGGCCTTGTTCGGCGCGCTTTCGCGCTCGTGGTCAACCCGCTTTTCTGCAAACCCGGCCTCGATAGCCGCGGCCTCGAGTGTCGCGATAGCCTTAGCAACCCGCTTGGCTTCGGCTTTCAAGTGATCATGCTCAGCGGTTAGTGTTTCGCGGTCCATTGTCGTGTTCCTTTCGTTGATTGGAAGCCCGGGGCACGCCGCCCCGGGCCGGGGCATTAGGCGAGTGTGTCGAGCTCGGCCATGATTTTATTGAGCGCTTCGCCCGCCTCTTCGGTGCGGCCCACGTTCAGCATCATAAGCATGAACTCGAGCTGAAACCGTATGCGCTCGGCCGGGGTCTGCTCGGGCGCGCTTTGCGTGTTGGTCTCCATTGTCGTGGTCCTTTCGTTGACCGGGCCGCGACCATCGCCGCCCGTGCCCCCTTCTTACAGAAGGCAAGGGGGCAGGTCAACAAGAAACCAACAACCAACGCACAATAAACCGCTCTCGGAGGACCTTGGCCGGGGGTAACTTGTGCCTTTGCCCTTGGGCTTTGCGCCCGATCCGCGAGGGGGTACCCCCCTAAATCGGCCCCCTGCGCGCTGGCGCGCGCCGTGTATTGTTAGTTCGACAAAAAACGTCGGAAATATTTTCATTGGGTCACAAGTAGCAAACAATCATGTGGGACAAATCGAGATCCCAGAAGCACCGTGGTCAAAGGCCCTCGAAAATAGGGCTGTATATTTTCGGTGGGAGGTGTTTTTATCCGAGCCTATGTGGACCCCGTTGATCCTTTTCTGCATGGTGGCCGACCTCACGGACTGCGCTATCCCCGTTACCCCAGTAGCGAGGTCCGAGGACCATTGTCGGGAGCTTCTTGATCAAGCGCTTCGTGATCTTGATATCCCGGACTGGATGTACGTGGCGGGGGCTTCCTGTTATCAGTGGCCTGAGCAGGCTTGATCTGCTAGGGTCGGGCAAAGTTTCTCGCATCTAGGACGGTGGCCATGGACCCTGAAATCCCCCAAGAATGGCTGGACGCTGTCACCAGCGCGGCCGATTTGTACGGCTTGCCGGAAGAGGTTTTGACGGCGCTGATTACGCAGGAGAGCGGCTGGAACCCTCAGGCGGTGTCCCCCGTGGGCGCGTTAGGTTTGACGCAGGTTCTTCCTGGCACTGCGGAGGAGCTTCGCCCCGGCATGTCGGCGGAGGGCATTGCGTCTCTGATGCAGGACCCGATTGAGCAGATTGGTCTTGGTGCGGGGTACCTTTCAGGCTTGCGCGACCGGTTCGACGGCTCTCTGCCCGAGGCCCTTGCCGTCTACAACTCCGGCGCCGGTACTCGTGACGCCCCCCGCGTCAGCTATTTTGACGAAGCGGGGGATCGGCAGCGTGTGTATGACACGTCGGAGACGCAGAACTACCTGCTGGACATCATGGACCGAGCGCGGGGCGACGAGAGCCAGATGTACACGCGGCACGCTTCCCCGGACCGCACCCCGGAGGAGCGTCGTGCGCTGATCGAGGAGCGGTTTTACGCGGTCCCTGGAGCGCGGTACGATTACGACAGCGACAGTTACGTCCCTGTTCGCCCCACGATGCGCCCCTCCTCTCGTCCTTGAACCACGGACCTTGAAGCATGGTTGACACACCCGGATTTTTCTCCCGCGAAGCAGGTCAGGCCCGCCGTGCGGCGTTGGATGAGTTCCTGAGCGAGAACGCGGATTACTACCTCGGTCCCACGGGCATTCCGGACCGGTTTGCGGCGTTGAACGAGTTTTTGAACCCTATCGTAGCGATGGAAGATGCGTCGACGGCGGGGGGTCGCGCGATGGATCCGGGTCTACCTGCTCGGGAGCGGCTTGGGGCGGCGGGCGAATCGGCGCTGAACGTGGCCTTGTTTGGCATTCCGGGGGCTCTTTCGTACCGCGGGTACCTGCCCACGGCGGACGCGCTGGCTGAGACCCTGACGGGGTTCGGCGCGGCATCTCCCGAGGTCCAGGATGCGGTGCGCACGGCCCTGATAGACTTTGGCCAAAGCGAAGTGGGCGCGGTAGGCCGGGGCGTTGGCGACGAGGGCGGTCTCCCCTTGGAGCCTGAGCCGGAGCCCGCGCGCCTGCGCTCTCGGCTGATGGGGGCTCTGGACGAGATCGGGCAGCCGCGCGGCACGTATGAGCAACTTCGTCAGCGCTTGGTTAACCTTGGGGGCGGCGCTCCGGCAGAGCGGGAACTGGCGTTTACGGGCATGGATCGCATGTTCAACCCGGATGACCGGGTGACGCTGGACGAGCTTCGGGACTACCTCGAAGGCACGACGGACATGTTTGAGTCCCCGACCAGCGTGGCCACAGGCCCCACGGGCGACGCGGACGTGGACATGATGGATGCCCGCAACATGGCGGAGGAGCGGTATCAAGAAAACGCGGCTAATGACGGATCCGCGGACGAGCGCTTCGGACTATTCCTCGACGATGTCCAAGATCAGTATCCGGATCTCCCCGAGGACCAAGCCATCGAGGAGGCGCAAAGGCTTGTTGACGAAGAAGTCGAAGATATGTTCTCCCGTCTGTCGGACGACGAAATCCTCGATATGGCTGGGATCGAGCGCTTCGATCCCGGAGGCACCCAGTACTCCGACTACATGACGCCCGGTCTCCGGGACTACTTCGAGACCGAATACAGGTTCGCGGACCCAGGGCAGCTTTACCCGCTCGGACCCCGCAATGTCCCCGGCTTCGGCGCGCATGACTTCGGCAACCCTGAGTCTGGATTCATGCACGTCCGCGGCGCGCAGTCGGTCGATGGCATGGGCGGCAGCGGGAACACGTGGCTCATGGGCGAGATCCAGTCTGACGTCGGGCAGGCGCTGCGGTCGCAACGCCCCGCAATCGCACCAACGTCCCCGGACATTGAAGCGGCGCTGCTCTTGTCTGAAAGCGGTACCGGCCGCGACCTGCCGGAGGAAGCGTGGGAGCGGCTCCAAGACCCGAGTTTTGACGCCCTTGGACCTAACTTCTTCCGCAATCGGCTTGTGTTGAACCCGGACTTCACGACGCCCCGCGCGGAGGACTTCACCCGCGCTGTCTCCTCCGCCCAGACGCAAGCACAGGATTACCTGCGCCGCGGCGCTGAGGAAGTGCGGCAAATGCGCGGAGACCTCGATGCCGAAGCGCAAGAGGCGATGGGCATTCTGCGCGAGGGCCTCGAGGTTCAGGGCTCGTACCTCGGCTACGACACCCCCGGCGATGCCATGGTGGACATCACCCGGACCATTCGCAACGCGGAGTACACAGGCCAAGATGCGGCGGAGTTCGTGGAGGGAGTCTACGACATCGACCCGACGCGCTCGGAGGGCGAGCAGTTCCTGTCGGACGCCATCCGCCGCTACGTTGATCACTCGTACCTGTCCCCTGGCCGCCAAACCCGCGTTGGTGAAATGCGGGGCTTGAGCGAGGGGGTGGGCTCGTATCTCACTCGGCGTGGAGGTGACGAAACGGAAATTGACTACCTCCGCCGGTTCACCGACGTGGACGCGCCGCCCTCTCTGGTGCGCAGGATTGAGGAGGGGGGCGTGCTGTCCCCGGACGAGCTCGACCGCGTGTACGCGGAAGAGGGGCCGGTTGCGGCGGCGGCGCTGGCAGCGCGGAACGAGTTTGGGCTCCGCAACATCGACCCGAATGCTCTCCGCGATATATCGGGCTGGAGCTCCGCTCACCGGTCTGGGACGTATACGCCTATGCCCTTCACTGAGTCGACTAACCAGTGGGTGGACTACGGGCTCCGCAACCAGCTTCTGGACGCGGCGAACGCCGGTCGCGAGTATTTCGCTATCGCAAACCCGGAAATGGTCCGCGGCATGACGTACGGCACCGAAGAGGGGCAGGGCCAGTTTTACGGCAGCATCGTCCCGCAGCGCTTGCGCAGCATCATACGCGGTCTGGACAGGAACGCGTCTTCGACGACGAGTGCCGAGGAGTTTGAGAACAACCCGGAAATGGTCTTTGGCCCAGGTCAGATCGAAACGGAGCGGGGCCCGCATGAGGTAATCATGGTCCGCCTGACTCCAGAGCTTCGCGCGCGGATCAGGGGCGACGAAGGGTTCCGCGGCCTGACGACTTTTCTCCGCCCGGAGGCGGCGGTGGGCGGGTCAGGCCTTGCAAGTCTCGCCCTCATGGGCGAAGAAGAAGAATACGACAACTATTGAACAGGAAGACAACATGTCAGTACTGCCGTTTAAGGAAGACCCCGATTTCACGACGCACAACTCCGGTGCTTTTGCTGCCTCGGCGGAAGACGTGAAGACGTTCGTTGCTGATTACGAGGCCCTGCAGGGTCAGGTCGACGATGCCAAAAAGGACCAAAAAGACCTGTTCACGGTCATGAAGTCGAAAGGCTACAGCACCCAAGCGCTTCGCGAGACCCTGAAGCGCCGCAAGCAGGACGCCGGTGAACGTCAGGATCTCGAAAAGACGGTTCAACTCTACATGGACCTGATTCGGCGTTGATGGTACAGTCTGCCTGACTCGAAAGCAGGAGACCTCGACCATGATGGACTACGGCTACGAAAACGAACAAGGCGACCGTATTTCTGCCCTGATCGACATGATCAACGGCGGCGGCGCCGGTCGCTCCGGCGACACGTTTGAGGGTGGCGGGATATTGTCCCTGATTGCCAACGCCGCAGCCCGGCCCTACGGCTCTGTGCGGGAGCGCCCCGGCCACTCCCGCATGGGCGCAGGTGCCGCGCCTATGGGTGGCGCAGGTGCCGCGCCTATGGGTGGCGCAGGGGAGCGCCCAATGGTTGCCGACCCGCTGGAAGGCTTCGGAGGGGAGCCGCCCGCCCGCGGCATGATCCCCTCCAAACAAGCGGTCGCTCCGCCCCCGGCTTCGCTGGAAGGCGCCGGGGAGGAGACGGCCCGCCCGTTCACCGAAGCGGATTTCAGCGCCCTTGACCGCGCGCCGCCGCAGCTGGCGCAGCTGTTCGCAGGGGTGCCTGTGGGCGCCCCACTGACCCCGCGCGAAGCCATGATCCTCGACGCCCTCCGCGCCTCGGCCTCCTTCAACCCTGCGGTCAATCCGCCCCGCCGCCCGACTCCGCTGACGCGGTTCACCGCCGAGGATGTCAACGTGCTCTCCGATTTCCCGGATCGGTACTTTGATACAGGGCATCCGCTTGTCACTCTCCGCGACCTGGTCCCGGGCGATCCCCTGACTATGGAGCAGCGCGCCCTGATAGACCGCGCCCCGTCGCTCCCGTAACTGTTTTGCGGCGAAGAACCGTGTGTAGTCTGCCCTGCAACGACCGGGGCGAGGCGCCGAAAGCCTCCGGAGAACCCAAATGTTTGACCTGACGCCAGAAGAACGAGATATCATTGTCCGCACCGTTCTTGGCGAGGCTGCGGGCGAATCCCCTGAGGGTCGCGCGGCCGTGATCCACGTAATCCTGAACAGGGCCCGGTCAGACCGCTTCCCCGGAACCCCCGCCGAGGTTGCTACACAGGGCTCGGACGGGCGATTCGCGCAGTTCAGTGCGTGGAACGACGCGGGCAGCGGGGGCAACTCAATTCCGCGGACCGCGACCCCGGACGACCCGTCTTACCGCGAAGTGGACGCTCTTCTGGGCCAGGTTCTTGCGGGGGACATTCCGGATCCAACGGGCGGCGCCGTCCATTACTACAGCCCCGCCGGTATGCCCGGCGGCCGCCAGCCGTACTGGTGGGAAGATGAGATGGAGCGCCAGCGCGGGGGCGTGACCGAGATCGGCACGCACCGGTTTATCTCCCCTGCGGGGACCCCGGCACCACAGGCGCGGGGAGAATCCGCCGCCCCAGAATCCGCCGCCCCAGAATCCGCCGCCCCGGAGCGCGAAGGTATAATGGGCGCGATCCAAGAACGTACCGAGGGGGTGCGGGAGGCGTTTGCCCCGACCCCCGAGGGTGAACCGCAACCCGGATTCTTTGGGCGCCTAGACCAAGGTCTTGGAGCTTTGTTCGGCAGCGGGGAGTCTGGTCCGAGCGCCGCAGATCCGGACTCCGTCGAGCGCCTGCGCGAGGCCCTGAGGTCTGGCGACATCAGCCAGGACACCTACGAGCAGATGTACGCGCAGCTCCTGATGGACGACGGCGATGACGGAGGCTACGGCAGGGGCCTCATGGACATCGGCGAGTATTTGCAAAGCACGTATGACCCCCCTCGTTTTATCGGCACCTCCTTGCCCACAAGCCCCCTGCGTGGTAGCTCTGGGTCCGGAACAAGCGCGATACAACGACTGGGAGGCAGACCGCTGGCATGACAGTTGAGTACAAGGAACTAACAGTCGAGAACATCGCCGACGTCATCGTGCTCGGCCTGGAGATGCACGAAGAGGCTATCCCCAAAAAGCATCCGGTCGACATCGAGTACGCAGCGCAGCGTTGCTACGAAAACGTGATCCTGCCAGAGCATGCGTATGGGGCCATCGCCATGGACGGCGAAGAACCAGTGGGCGTGGTTATGGGGCAGCTGGCTCACTACGACTGGGCGCCTACTCTTTTCGCCTACAACCTGATTTGGTACGTCAAACCGGCTCGCCGCGGGTCGATGACCGCGTTTCGTCTGCTTCGGATGTTCGAGCGCTGGGCCAAGAAGCAAGGAGCGGTGCACGTGGCGATTGGTCTGGCCTCTGGCGTTCTCACCAAGAGGACGGGAAAGGCCCTGTCTCGTTCCGGGTATCGGCACATGGGCGGGAACTTCGTCAAGGAGCTCTGATGGACAGTAGCCTCACCGCCATTCCGGACGAGGTGCTCCGGGAAATCCTTCAGCTGACGGAGCTTCAAGCTGCGAAGGAGCGCCGGGGGCGCGTCCGCGAAAGCTTCATGGCGTTTGCGCACCACGTCTACGACGGGTTTATCGAAGGGGCGCACCACCGGGTGATCGCAGAGAAGCTGGAGCGCGTGGCGCGCGGGGAGCTCAAGCGGTTGATAATCAACATGCCGCCTCGTCATTCGAAATCCGAGTTCGCCTCGTACCTCATGCCTGCGTGGTTCCTTGGGCGGAACCCGAAGCTCAAGATCATTCAGGCTACGCACAACACCGAACTGGCCGTGCGATTCGGCCGCAAGGTCCGCGACCTGATCGAGGACCCGCAGTACCAAGACGTCTTCCCGGAAACCCAGCTAAAGGACGACAATAAGGGGGCGGGTAAGTGGGGCACCACGGCTGGGGCGGAATACTTCGCCGCCGGTGTCGGCGCGGCCGTGACCGGTCGAGGCGCCGACTTGTTCATCATCGACGACCCGCATTCGGAGCAGGACGCCATGTCTGAGACGGCGTTCGACCACGCATACGAGTGGTACACCTCCGGCCCGCGTCAGCGTCTTCAGCCGGGCGGGGCTATTATCCTCGTCATGACACGATGGGGAAAGAAGGACCTTACCGGCAGACTGCTCGAAGCCCAGTCCTCTGACCCCATGGCGGACCAGTGGGAGGTCGTGGAGTTCCCCGCCATCCTG